GTTACACAAACAAATACTCCTTCTAATACTCCTATATGTAATAATTTCGTTTTAGGATTTCAACCATATAATACTCCAAGTGGTGGTAATGCTATCGCATATTCAACAAACGGAATCAATATTTCAGGTTCTTCCCCAAATGCAAATTCATTCCTAACATTTTCAAATCCTGCAGGTATAACTTCGATTGCCACTAATGGTTCGAGATGGGTTGCGGTTGGTTCGAATGGAAGACTAACACCTAACGCAATTTCCCTTGGTTTGTACAGTAATAATGGAATTCAATGGTTCTTATCAGATTTAGCAACTGTCAGGACAAATGCTAATGCCGCAATGGAAGATGTTATTTGGGATGGAACAAGATTTTTGGCAATTGCAGGTTCAACTAATCCTTTAACACAATCTACTGATGGTATAACTTGGACAGCAATCACAGGTTCTAATTTAAGTTTTACCATAACATTCCCTTCTATAAGAGAAGCATTCATTTATTATGACGGAACATCACATTGGGCTGGTGGTAGTCCTAATTTCTATAAATCAAATGGGGGAAATGTTTACACCGCTCAAACAATCACAGGAATAAATCGATTCTATGATATGTTGTATACACAATCAAAATGGATTTTAGCGGGCAGTTTGGTTTCAGGTGGGACAACAGGTAAAATTTTTGTATCAAATGATTCAGTAAATTGGACAGGTCAAACGATTCCTGCATGTACGGATGTTTACACATTGGTAACGAATGGTAATATCATAGTAGCCGGTGGAGAAGGAACGACTGTTTTGATGTATTCCTATGACGGTATTGGTTGGACAGCCGCAACTTATGCAGGGGTGTTCACAACAAGGGTGTATGATTTAGCATGGAATGGTTCAGTATTCATGGGAGTTGGAGGAGATGCTGGTCAAATTGGTTATTCTTACGATGGAATCAATTGGAGTGCTTCAACGAGCACATTAGTAAATTATATTGGTCAAGCCGTTGCATCAATCCCCGACCCTTATGTTTTTCCTGCAATCGCTGGAAATTGTCCAACTGCGACCCCCACTCCCAGTGTGACACAAACGAACACTCCGTCCATTACGCCAACCAATACACAAACCCAAACTCAGACACCTTCGCCAACTCCTACTTCAGGTGTTACAGGTTGTCTATGTTATAGATTGTTGAATGAAACAGGAAGTCCAATAAATTATCAATACGATGATTGTGTCTTGGGAGCAACATCGGGAACTTTGAGTGGAGGAGCGAGTACTCAGGTTTGTGCGGTAGATTTACCTGTAATAGACCCTGGTGGAACTATTACTCCATGTACGAGTGTAACAAATTGTGATGAAACTGCTGATTGTACAGGTTGTTCATAAATTAGATTGTAATGATATACGTAAACCAAGGTCAATATAATACCCCGATAGCAACTTGTTCAAGAAACAAACAGTTGTCCAATCCATATTATCTGTGGACCATCCGTCATAAATTGTCCAACCAAAGTTGGCAATTTATTCCTTATCGGGAACAATCGATAACATCATATCCACCATCTTATGATATTTTTCAGTTGGATATTTTATTAAATCAACCTGAGGTTTATATTGGTTCAAATGTAACAACATCAAATCTTCACTTGATACCAGGGGAATACTATGTTAAAATTTATGAGCAAACAAGTTCTTCCAATTTAAATCCATCATTATCTTACGATGTGGTGTATGAAGGAATGATGGTTGTTCTATCTGAAGACCCAATCGAAGAGATTGAATACACGGGTACGACAAACACTTGGGTTGTTTATCAGGGATAATGAAAAATATTCTAACTATTTATATATAACGATATGAAAAAAATCATTCAACAAGTTAAATTCAACACCATTGATACTCTCGTTAAATTCGAGGAAAAGGTTGTTAGAAATCAACCTTGGGTATCTTGGGGATTGAATAATCATTTTGTAATGGGTCTGTATGACTTATTGGATTTTTCTCCCATCCACAATGCGTGTGTGAGGTCAAAGATTGATAACGTCGTTGGTCAAGGGTTTGTTACTGATTACAAGATATCTGAAACAGAAACCTTGAATGACTTTTTCAGAGATATAGTTTTCGATTATATTGTTACAGGGAATATCTTTATTGAGACAATTTGGAAACAGGATAGGTCTCAAGGACTATCAGGTCTTCATTATATTCCTTCAAAGTATATGAGAGTTGGTTCACCTGATAATGTGGAACTGATTCTTGAAAAATTTTATTATTGTCGTGATTGGGCACAATTCAAACGTGCGGGTATAATTGAGTTTCATCAGTTCGACCCGAACAACTTTACCAATAGACAAATTGCGTTCATTAGAGACAAGAACCCTGCGTATTGGGCATACGGTTCACCTCAGTATTTGAGTGTCGTAAATGACATTAGATTGAACCACGAGATAACGGTATATAACCTTGCTAATCTTATCAATGGTGCGAACCCATCACTATGGGTTCACTTCTCAGATGGATTCCCTCAATCTGAAACTGAGGAAAGAAATATTTTACAGAGATTGGAACAACGTTATGAGGGAGCACAGAATAGTGGAAAGATGATAGTAAGTTTTTCAGAGGGTCAAGATGGAAAACCTGATATCACTCAGATTCAATCCAATCTTCAACAAGGATTCTATTCCGAAGTATTTGAATTGGTACAGAATCAAATTCTTGCCGGTCATAAGATTCCTGATGGGTCTCTCATTGGTCTTCCACAGAAGACAGGATTTAATTCAAGTGCTGATTTATTGATGACCGCACATAAACTATTTTTGGAAACATCAATTAAACCAATCCAAAAATATTTATTGAGAGAGTTAAAACCACTTGTTGAGTTGGTGAATCCAGGTGTTGATGTTAAACTCGAAATTATTCAAAACCAAGTTGTATGAGTTTAGTTGATGTTTACTTCGTGTCTGAGGAGACAATAAAAGACCGACTGCCAATAAATGGGAACGTGGACTCAGGAGAATTGAGATACGGGATTCAAACAGCACAGAATCTCAACATTCAAGAAACTCTTGGTGAACCACTCTATAGAAAACTTTTAAATGATGTATCCGCTAACACCGTTACAGGGTTTTACAAGTTATTACTTGATACATACGTGGTTCCTGCCACAATATCCTGGTCACAGTACCATCTCCTTGATAATTTCTTTATTAAATGGATGAACGTAGGTTTGGTTCAAAATAGAACTGAACAGGGAAATCCAATCGACTATCGTGCGTTTCAGTTTCTAAAGAACAACGCAAAGTCAACTGCGGAATTCTTCGACCAAAACATGAGAAGATATCTCTGTGCGTATGCGTCGAGATATCCTGAATATAATACTGTCGAAATTGGGAAGTTGTTACCTCAACGTGATTCTGCGTATCGGTCATCGATTGCGATGGGGTCAACAAAATTTTATCCACCTTTTTACGGACCTGTCAATACAATTCCAACAGGAACATTCCCTGCGGGTTCTTAAAATCGTTTTAAAGGGTATAGGAATCCCCAAATTTCGATTATCTTTTTCGGACTGATATATCTGATACAAAAAAAAAACAGGGTCTCTAATGGACCCTGTTTTGATTATGCGGGAGTTAGTTCTGAACAAAGGTTGTCGAATAACCTCATCGCAGAAGTTTCGTTTCCAACGAATGCACAATCGATGTCAGTCGATATTTCATCTCCTTTATCACCAATTGCTATCAGGTAAAAATTTCCTTCTTCTTTGAATGAGTTCGTGATTTTGAGTAGAAGATAACAAGTATACAAGACCACAGTCCCGAATTCGTTTGGGTCTCGTCCTTTCATTGTCTGTTCAAAGAGATAATTACTGACATCCTCTCTTTCAATTCCTGAAGGTAGAGAGAGATAATGGTTTTCCATCGACTGTAGAAAATCTGATACATCAGTCAAAATTTTTGTACCTTTTGAACGATGATAAAATGCGAGGTAAAGTGGTTTGGTACTCATAATAATTGATGTTCAGATTGTGTCCTGTCCCCGATGTTATTGTTTTTACGAAGGTAAGGAATTACTTTGATTGTATGAAATTTTCTAAACAATTTTCACATACTGCGTCATATTGAAACACTGATTGTAATACTTCTTTGTTCTCCAAGTCATAATCAGTCCAATATAGTTTAAGAGTATCTTCAGTTTTACCACAGCAATCGCAATTGTTGTAATCTATTGTTTTCATTGTGTGTAGTTTTTACGAAGGTAAGAAGTTAAAGTGATTCTACAAAATATATTCTATTCTCTTCCCAAAAATCACAGAAAATTTGAAAGGAGTTTTCGGGATTGACCATAATCATATAATCAGGACATTGTAAATGTGTCTCATAGTTACTGATATGGGTCAGTTCAATAATTAAATCCAACAAGTTTGATAATTGATTTCGTGTCAATTCGTATCCCTGTCCTGTAAGTGAAATACAGAGGTAGGAATACAACATATGCTGTCCATAGTTTAGAATTAGTAATCTGTCCATTGTCGTATGTTTTAGTTTGTGAAGTAATCATTAGTTGTGAAGTTACGAGAAGAAGACATACCGACAATTGCGAAATAGGTTTTGTCGTCTGACCTCCAATCCACGAATTTGACTTCCTTGTTCTTGAAATCAATCTCAAGTTGAGACCCGTTATCCAAGTGCCAATAAACAGAATCACCTTGTGTTGTATCGATACCTTGTCCTAAGAAAACTGAAATGTTGGAAATCATCCAAATGTCGAAAGTAGTTGTCTTTTTCATTGTTATGTGTTTTGTCCCACAAAGATATGGGTTTAAACAAATACCAACCAAATATTTTACAAAAATTTTAGGGGTAAAATTAGTTCCCCTATGAGGATTTCTTTCTGAACCTCTTTATCTCCCATTTTAAGACCTATTTTCTTGACCTGAGGGTTATCATAGATTCCTATGTGAACTCCCACTGGTGCGTCTGAGAATTGATTTAACGATAGGTCATAGAAAAGCGAATATATATCCACATTTTTTTTAACCATTTCTCCATAGAATTTGAGTTCCCAAACGACAAATTCTTCATCACCATTAGGGAACTCAATTCTGCATACTACTTTAGGATTCATCACTTAGATATTTTTTCCAAGAACCTCGTTTCATTGTTGTTTGAACATAGTTGATTGGAATGTCATAAAATTTCATAATATCCCAAGTGGACCAAAGACCTGCGTCATACTTTT